AACTAGAAGTTTACAAAAACGATTTAAAGAGCATTGTAAAGCAGAATCTTCGATAGGAAGAGCGATTAGAAAACATAAGAAAGAAAATTTTATTTATTATGAATTAGAACGAGCTTTAACAAGACAAGATTTATTTGAACTGGAAAAATACTATATTACAAAATATAAAACTTTTAAAAACGGATATAATTCGACAATTGGTGGAGATGGTGTAGTTTACGATAATTCATTAGATGTTATTTTAACTAAAAAACAAACAAAATTTGTTGAAATAGTTGAATCTGAAAATAAAAAAAATATAAACATAAAAAACTCAAATGAAATTTTCGCATCTATAATTTTAAATTTGTGTTATTTTTACTTAACAAGTGATACCAAAATGGATAAAAGAGACTCTGCTATACAATTGTTGAAATTAAAAGATGATATATTAATAAAAATTCTTAGTTGGAAATTATTTTCTTTAGCTGAATTAAGGAGGTGGAAAGAATGGCGAAGTACACCGAGTGGTTAACTGAAGAAGGTTTATTGTTAGTTGAAGGTTGGGCTAGAGATGGATTGATTGATGAACAGATAGCTACTAATATCGGAGTATCTTACTCAACATTCAAGGACTGGAAGAAGAAATTTCCGGACTTTTCGGCTGCCTTAAAGAACGGAAAAGAAGTAGTAGATAGACAAGTAGAAAATGCCTTATTCAAAACAGCTATAGGATATCATTATCAAGAAGAAACAGTAACGAATACTGGAGAAGTTGTGATGATTAATAAGTATAGTAAACCTAATACTACAGCACAAATATTTTGGTTGAAAAATAGAAAAAATAACTGGACTGATAGAAATGAAGTTAAGGTTGACGGAGAAATGAACGTAACGACAAATAGTAAACTTGAAAGTATCTTAACTCAACTAGAGGAGAAAGACGATGAATAACATTGTGTTATCTCCGAAGTATAAGTATTTTTTAAAGCATAAAGCAGAAGCTGAAGCATTAGAAGGAACAACAGCAGCAGGAAAAACAACTGTAGGTGTTGTTAAATTCATGTTGAAAGTTGCACAAAGTAAACAAAAATTACATTTCATTAGTGCGAAGTCTGTAGGAGATGCCGAGAAGAATATAATTCAATCAGATTTAGGAATTACTGATATATTTGAAGAGTATATAGTATATCGTGGTAATGGTGATGCTAACTATAAAATACCGCATATCAAATATGATACGCCTAGCGGTGAGAAGATTATATTTATTTTAGGTTACTCTTCAAGAGATAAATGGGAAAAAGCGTTAGGTTCACAATTCGGTTGTGGTTTTATCGATGAGATAAATACAGCTGATATCGATTTTGTACAAGAAGCAACAATGCGATGTGATTACTGGATGTGTACGATGAACCCAGATGACCCTACACTCCCTATCTATTCAAGGTATATAAACAGATTTAGAGCATTACCTAAATATGAATATGACACACCGCAGGAAATAAGAGAAATGTTAATTGAACCAGAACAAGCTAATTGGACTTACTGGTTTTTTTCTTTTGATCATAATTATGGTTTATCTGAAGAAAAGAAAGAAAAGATTAAAAATACAGTTGCAGTTGGTACAAAGCTTTATAAGAACAAAATTCAAGGTTTAAGAGGACGTGCAGAAGGTTTAGTATTCAGTATGTTTGATAGAAAATCAAATGTTATAACCGAAGATATAGCAAGGACTAAAACATTTATTCGTTATTCTTGCGGTGTCGATACATCTTACTCAGATAAGACTGAAGATACAATATCATTTATCTTTCAAGGTATCACAACAGACGGTGAACTGATAGCACTTGAAGAAAAAACTTATAACAATAAAGATTTTAACAACAGTAAGATAGCACCTTCAGACGTTGCAGTAAAATTACATAGCTTTTTAGATTACTGTAAAGATAAGTGGGGCTTCTGCCGTAAGGTCTATGTAGATAACGCTGACCAAGCAACGATAATGGAATTAAGAAAATACAAGCAACAAAAAGGTTTGATATATGAGTTTTATAATGCTGATAAGCGTGTAAAAATCATAGATAGGATTAATATTTCAAGTGGTTGGATGAAGAACTTAAAATACTTAGTTTTAAATCATTGTGAAGAACATATCAGAGAGTTAAATATATATTCGTGGAAAGAAGATAAAGACGAACCAGAAGATAGAAACGACCATACTATTAATGCTAGTCAATACGGATATATACCTCACATTAATATTATTGGTCAACAAAATAAACAAGATAATCAATACAGCACACTTGTTGCTGGTTTTGGGAAAGGATAATAAATGGCATACAATGAAACATTCGTTGATAGTACAGGTAAGAGTAAAACTTTAACACTCAGATTTCATAGAGAATCAAGAATGCGATATAGAGTCAATAACGTTGAAGAGTTATTTGAGAATGAGTATAAAGTCTTGAGAGAATTTCTAGAGCACCATAAAAGCGTACAACGTCCTAGAATTCAAGAATTATACGATTATTCAGAAGGTAATAACCATACTATTAGCATTCAACAAAGACGTAGTGAGCAAGATATGGCAGATACTAGAATCATTCATAATTTCGGTAAGAGCATATCTGTGTTTAAACAAGGTTATTTAGTGGGCAAACCTATTCAAGTTGAATATGAAGACGGAGAAGAAAATAGTGCAACAGATGAAGTGCTGAAAGAAATAGCTAAAGTTAACAGCTTTCATGATTTAAACAGAATGCTTGTATTAGACTTATCAAAAGTAGGTAGAGCATACGATTTAGTTTATCGTTCTATGGAAGATGTAACGAAAGTCAAGAGACTAGATCCATTAAATACATTTGTGATTTATGATAATACCTTAGAAGATAAAATGTTAGCTGGTGTAAGGTACTATTCTGTAGGACTATCAGACAACAAACAACATTTTATAGATGTGTATTTAAATAATGTTATTCATAAGTGTAAAGTTGAAGACAGTGGAATTACACGTTTAGCAATTGAACCTCATATGTTTAACGATGTGCCTATCACAGAATATCTCAACACGGCTGAAGGTATGGGAGATTATGAAAGTGAACTATCTTTAATCGACTCATACGATGCAGTTCAATCTGACACAGCAAACTATATGACAGATACTTCTGATGCCATTCTTGCTATATTCGGTCAAGTGGCTTTCCCAGATGATGTGTTAGGTGATAACAAAAAGCAAATTGAGTACATGCGTAAAATGAGACGTGCAAGGTTACTTCAGTTAAAACCACCTGTGGATATTAATGGGACTGAAGGTAAAGTAGACGCTAAATATTTATACAAACAATATGATGTAAATGGTGTTGAGTCTTATAAAAAACGTATTGTAAATGATATTCATAAATATACTAACACTCCAGATATGACAGACACTAATTTTAGTGGTGTTCAAAGCGGTGAAGCTATGAAGTATAAACTATTCGGACTGGAGCAAGCAAGAGTAGACACTCAATCGTTGTTTGAGAAAAGTTTAAAACGTAGATATCAACTAATAGCTAACATAGGAGACTATGTGAAAGAACTTACTGATTTTGATATTTCAAAACTTAAAATCACATTTAATCCTAACCTACCTAAAGCACTTGAAGAGACTATTAATGCTTTCAAATCATTAGGAGGTATGGTGACTAATGAAACAGCAATGAGACTTACTGGAATTGTAGATGACCCAAAAAAAGAACAAGAATTACTTGATACTCCAACAGTACCAGAAGAAAATGCTGGATATGATGTTGATAAAGGAAAACTACTTTATAAAATCACAAGTATACTTAAGAAATTCAAAGCTGGAGATTATAGCGAAGCACTAGCAAGAAAATTCTTAAAAGACTTAGGATTAAATGAAATGGACATAGAAAGCTACTTACACGATGGCGAAGAGGTGATAGTAGATGAAACAATCGTTTAATTACTGGAAAAAAAGAGAATTAGCAAATCAACTCAATCAAATTAAAGATGAAAAAGAAACTATGTCACAGATTGAAAAGAACTTTGTTATTACCTTAGCAGACGTAGAACATCAAATTAAAGTGTTCTATGAACGATATTCAAAGGTTGCTGGCATTTCTATAGAGGAAGCACAAAAGAGAGTGTCTGAACACGATGTAAAAGCCTTCCAAAAGAAAGCAAAAGAGTATGTTAAGAACAAAGATTTTAGTCCAGAAGCTAATGAAGAATTAAAGCTTTATAATGCTACCATGAGAATTAATAGGTTAGAGTTATTAAAAGCTGAAATAAACTTACACTTAACAAACTTAACTGAAGAAAATAGTAAAGAAATAACTGATCACTTAGAAAAGTTAGGTAAGACTGAATATGCTAGACAGGCTGGAATACTTGATACTGAATTGAGATACAGCAAAGAAGGTATTAAAGTTATTGTGAACAGTGATTATAAATACGGAAACTTTAGTAAAACATTGTGGACTAACCAAAAGGCTTTAATGAATACTATTGAGGTAATGTTAAGACGTTCTATTATTCAAGGTGGAAACTCAACTGAATTAGTAGGACGACTTAGAAAACAGTTTGATGTTGGTGTTTACGAAGCTAAAAGACTATTAGTAACTGAAGCAGCACGAGTTCAAGGAGACATACAAATAGACAGCATGGAGCAATCTGGATATGAAGAATATGTGTACATCTCCGAACCTACAGCCTGTGAAATATGTAAACATCTTGATGGACAACATTTTAAAATTAAAGATAGAGAAGTAGGTGTAAATTACTATCCTATGCATCCATTTTGTAAATGTTCAAGTGCAGCTTATTACGATAGTGAAAAACTAGACAAAGAGATTGAAGAATATCGTAAAGCAAGAGGGCTGGATAAAGATAATAGTGATGATGAAGAAGCTGATAATGATATCGATTTGATGAGTAAATCAAAAGAATTTAAAATCAAAAATGCTATAAATGAGGATATTAAATTTAGTGCTAAAAAGGTACATGGAACTAAATATGATATATGGACTCAAGATAATACTAAAAAGATACGAGATACTTTAAGGTTAGTTCAAGAAGAATTACCGAAATTTAGTAACGTTCCTAGAGTAGTTATTTTAAAAAATCAAAAATTAAGAGGTATAGCGGGATATAGTAGAATAGATGATACTTTATATATAAGTGATAGCTTAAATTCGGAAGAGAGTATAAAAGAAATACTAGCTGATGGATATTTCGCTTCTAAAGATTTGAAAGATATAATCACTCATGAATTAGCACACAAAATGCATTGGGACAGTGCTAAAAGGCTTTACAATAAAAAGAAAAAATTATATAATAGCATAGAAGAAGCCAAAAAACATTTAGACGAAGATTTAATAAAATATGTGAAGATGCAAGAAAACACAGATTTCTTTTATGTAAAAAACATAAGTCAAAACGCAAAAGAAGCGTGGAAGAAAAGAAATATAAATGAAATAGTGGCAGAAGTAACAGTATTGAATCAGAAACTAGATGATAAAGAATTATTGAATAAAGTGAAAGGAGTACTAGAATGGAAATAATGACGTTACCATCTAAAGAAACATTGATATTTATTAAAGAAATAGAACCGTGGATAATAGATGGAGAAAATGGTGATGGAGTAACTTATATTTTTTCAAAAGATACCCCTAAAGAAATATTAGAATTATTTAATAAAATAAAAGATAAACTGGGATATAAGGTCAATGATTATATCATAGAAGATTAAACACTTAACATTTTTTGTTAGGTGTTTTTATTATGTCAAAATGGAAATAAAACGCTTACTTTCCATTTTCAATTAAATAGCTGATTTCAAAATGGAAAAAATGATGTATTTTTCCATTTTAATTTTAAAATCGATACAAAATGTTCCATTTTCGTCCTAGACATGACGTTAAAAGGTCTTTTTATTATGTCAAATTAAACTAGCGTGGCTTATTTCTAAAGATAAGTGGTGCACAACTAATTAATAAGAAATAAGACTAGCGTGGATAAGGAGAAACAATGAACAAACAATTTTTATTAAAACTAAACCTACAACACTTTGCAGATGAAGGAACAACGGAAACAAATAATACTGAACCTAAGTTTAAAGCACCTGCTACTCAATCTGAATTAGATAGCTATGTAAATAAAGCAGTTCAAACAGCTTTAAAAAATCAACAAGCGAAACATGATGCTAACATAAATTCACGAGTAGAAGAAGAAATAAAAAAACGTGAAGATTATTCAAAATTAAGCGAAAGTCAAAAACGTGATAAAGACTTTGAGGACCAAAAAGCAGAATTTGAGAAACAAGTAGCTGAGTTTAGACACTCTCAACTAATTGTGGAAGTTCAGAAAGATTTAGTTAGTAAAGGATTACCAACTGAATTAGCTGAAACATTCGCTTTACATGGTACAGCAGAAGATGCTTTAAAAGCGGTGAATACACTTGAGAAAGTATTCAATGAAGCGGTAAATAAAGCCGTGAAAGAATCTGCTAGACAAACGACACCTAATGTTGGTGCTACTGGAGCAGAAAAACCGTTGAACTTAGGAGCAAGACTGGCACAAGGTGTAAGTTACAAAAAACCATTTTAGGAGGATAAAAAATGAAAACAACAACAATTTTTAATAAAACTGAAATTTTACACAACTTAGAGTTTGAAGCTATTTCAGTAACAGTAGATAAAACAACTACAGGAACAGTAACAGAAAACGGACGTAAATTATTAAAAGCTGGGACATTACTAGCTGGAGATGGTAAGTCTATTTTCGAAGACAGAACGAAAAAAGTTAAGAAATTAACTGGTGATGCAACAGCGCAATACGTTGATGGAGTAGCATTACATGACGTTGATTTAACTGACGGAGACTCAGTAGTAGCGTGTGTATTCAAAGGTACTTTACGTGAAGATAAATGTAACGGTGGTACTGTTGATGCAAACGTAAAATCAAAATTAAATTTAATCAAATTTGTAAAAGGTGTATAAGGAGGACTATAAAATATGGCATTAATTTACGATACAATTACAGCAGAAAATGTAAGTGGATATTGGAATGGTTTACAAGAAAATGTTGATACTACTTTAGGAGATAAATTATTCCCTGCTAGAAAACAATTAGGAATTAAATTAGCATTTGTAAAAGGTGGAAGTGGTAAAGCAGTAGCTTTAAAACCTGCTGCGTTCGATACTAAAGCTCCACTACGTGAAAGAATGAACTTAAGCGTAACAGAAGAGCAAATGCCATTCTTCAAAGAAGCTCTTGTAGTTAAAGAAGAAGAAAGACAACAATTAAATATGATTGAAGCTACTGGTAATCAAGCACTTATTGATAGTGTGATTGCTGGTATTTTTGATGACCAAACACATTTATTTAACGGTGCATTAGCAAGACTAGAAGCTATGAGAATGCAAGTGTTAGCAACTGGTAAAATCTCATTCAACAATAACGGAGTAGCTCAAGAGTTTGATTATGGAGTTAAAGACTCTATGAAAGGAACTGTAGGAACAAAATGGACTGAAGCAGGAGCGACTCCACTAGCAGATATTGAAAAAGCAATTGAAGCTATGGAAAATCAAGGTAAGAAAGCGGAAATTCTTATCATGACTCAAAAAACATTCGGTTTAATCAGAAAAGCAGACTCAACTATTAAAATTGTTAAACCATTAGCACCTAAAGGAGCAACAGTAACAACTACTGAATTAACTGATTATCTTTCAGATACACATGGTGTAAAAGTTGAGATTAAAAACGACACATTCACAGATGATGATGGAGTTGCTAAAAAATTCTATCCAGAAGGTTATGTATCATTTATTCCTAATGCTATTTTAGGTAAAACAGTATTTGGTACTACACCAGAAGAATCTGATTTATTAGGTGGTAACGTTTCTGGAGTTGAAGTGAAAGTTGTAAATACTGGTATTGCTATTACAACTCAAAAACTAGTTGATCCTGTTAATGTACAAACTAAAGTATCTATGATTGCTTTACCGTCATTTGAAAGATTAGATGATGTGTATATGTTAGATATCGAACCTTAGGAGATAATTTATGGATAGAGATTTAGTATTAGATAACATTAAAGAAGATTTAGATATTCGTGATACTTTGCAAGATACTATCCTATGTAGACTTATTGATAAGGTTATTGACCATTTCAAATTCACTTATAAACAAGATGAAATTGAAAATAAATACAGGTTCATTATTGAAGATTGTGTTATCAAAAGATTTAACAGACGTGGTGCTGAAGGTGCTACGTCTGAATCTGTTGAAGGTCACTCTGTTAACTATGAGACTTTCTTAAATGAGTTCGCCCCTTGGGATGAAATGTTAAGAGAGGACTTCAAGAAAGAAAAATCAAAGAAAGGTCAATTATTAATATTCTAATGAGATATTCAGATAGAGCAATTTTAAAGCAAGTAGATAAAAACGAGTATGATTATGAAACAGGAGAACATGTCTATAAAGAACTCTATTCAGATATCGTTGCATGCTTCACAATGGATTTAGGACTTGGTAAGTCAGTTCAGATTTTTGGAGATTATAACAAACAAAGAAAAGTTATATTCTTAAAAAATGCTTATAATAAACCGTTTAACGTTGTTGAATATCGTGGAAAGCGATATATACCAACAGCAGATAAACAACTTAGTAAAGCTTTTTATCTTGAAAGGGACGATAGCGATGGGGCTGAAGATATACGGCATAAAAAAATTAAAGATTGATTTAAAAGACAATGCACAAATGAGACTAGTAAAAGAAATTGTGAAGAAACACGGAGCAAGTTTACAACAAGAAATGGTTAAAAATGCAGTATTTAAAAAAGAATATTCTACTGGTGCTACTAGAAGAAGTATCAACTTACTAAATGAAAAAGGTGGCTTAATGGCAAGAGTTAAACCAACCACAAAATACTCTCCGTACGTTGAATATGGTACACGTTTTATGGATAAACAACCATTCGTTAAACCTGCTTTCCAAAAGGTTAAGAAAGAGTTCGTTAATGACTTGAAAAAATTAACATGATTAAAACTAGAGAACAAAGTATTTTTGATGAAGTATTCAAGATATGTAAGAATTTAGGTTATAAAGTCTACGATTATAAACCGATGAATGAAGTACCTTATCCATTCGTAGAAATGGAAGATACATCTGTTAGTTATGCAATCAATAAAACAGATGTAAAAGGAAATATCACTCTCTCATTATCTGTGTGGGGGTTACAGACAAAACGAAAAGAAGTATCTACTATGGCAAATGCTATATTAGAAAAATGCTTGAGAATAGAGCATACAGACGGTTATTCGTGGAGTTTAAATATAAATTCAAGCAATATTAGAATACTTGATGATAGAACAACAGTAACACCTCTTAAAAGGGCGGTTATTGAATTAGAATTTAATTTAAGATAAGGAGATAAAAATGTCAGAAGCAACAAAAACTTATGAAGCTAAAAAGGGTATAGATATTATTCTTTTATATCGATTTTTAAAGAACGCTAAAACAGAAGCGGCTTTTAAATTAGCTTTCCAAACTGAACACAGTAATGAAATCAGTAGAGATGCTGATGCACAAAAAACTAAAGATGGAAACATCCAAAATTTAGGACCAGTTGAGTATGATTTTTCGGCGAAGTCAATCGTAGCTAAAGGCGATAAGCATATCGAGGAATTAAGAAACGCTTTAATCGATGGTGATATTATTGAAATTTGGGAAATTGATAAAGCTGAGAAAGATACATCTGGAAAATATAAAGCTACTTATTATCGAGGATATGTAACTAAATTTGGTACTAACCCTAATTCAGAAGATAGTGTAGAGTTAGAGCTTGAATTTTCAATCAATGGAGTTGGGAAAACAGGTTATGCAACATTAACTGATGAACAAGCTAAAGTAGTTCAGTATGTGTTTAAAGACACTACTATTGATACAACACAAGAATAATAAAACAAAGCTAACTGGTAGAAATACTGGTTAGCTATTTTTTTGGAGGATAAAACAATATGCAATTAAGATTAAACGAAAATAAAACAGTAGACGTAAAATTCGGAGTTGGTTTTGTACGTGAGTTAGATAAAAACCATCCATTAGAAGCTAAAGGAATTAAGCTTGGTATGTCTTTAAGTATGAAAATACCAGAAATTCTAGGAGGAGATGTGGCAAGTTTATCTGATGTTCTATATGCTGGAACATTTTTAGAAAAAGAAAGACCAACACAAACTGAAATTGATAATTTTATTGATGAACATGAAGATATCGAAGCTTTATTTGATGAAGTAATCAAAGCACTAGAAGAAAGTAATGCGGGAAAGAGAATTCTGAAACAGAACAGGGAAAATCTGAAGAAACAGAACGAAGAGAATCCACAGGAAGCATAAACTCTAAAAACTCCAAAGAAACATACGAAGAAATAATAGTAAATTGTGCAAGGTATCTAGGTATCACAAGTATCTATGAAATAAATATACTCACGCTTAATCAATATAACTTACTGATGAAAGGTGCTCAATTAAGGTTGTTAGATGAAGAACATTTAATTCACAAGCAAGCATGGTTAAATCGTGTAGTTAAACGAACAGAGACGAAAGGTAAGCAAGAAGTATATGTGTACGGAAGTTTTAAAGACTTTTTCGACTATGAAAAAGAATATAGAGAAATAACTGGTGAAATAGTACCTACTATCAAAGATGAAGAATTAAGCAATTTACTATTAAAAGCAAATATGTAGAAAGGAGAATAAAATATGGCAGAACAATATTCAGTAGAAGCTATATTATCTGCGGTGGATAAAGGTTTTACTCATACGTTAGATGCTATTAACGAAAAGCTAGATAAGTTTGATGCCAAAGCTAGTAAGAGTGAGCAAAGCGGACAAAAAATCGGTGGTACATTCAAAGCTATGGCATTGGCAAATTTAGCGGCTGGAGCTATTACTAAAGTTACTGGTGATATAGGTAGTTTGATTAGTGAATCATTCAAAGCATCCGATGCAATGGATAAGTTCAGAAGTACAATGCAGTTTGCTGGATTAGATAATAGTGCTATAGAAAAAAGTGCAGCAAGTGTAAGGAAATATGCAGACGATACTGTGTATGATTTAGACACAATTGCAAATACTACAGCACAATTAGCGGCAAACGGTATTAAAGACTATGACGGACTAACACAAGCGGCAGGTAACTTAAATGCGGTTGCTGGTGGTAATGCTGACACATTTAAATCAGTAGCTATGGTTATGACTCAGACCGCTTCTGCAGGTAAATTAACTGGTGAAAACTGGAGACAGTTATCTGATGCAATTCCTGGTGCTAGTGGAAAAATTCAAGAAGCTTTACAGAAAAATGGAGCTTATACTGGAGATTTTAGAAAAGCACTAGAGCAAGGTAAAATCAGTGCTGATGAATTTAATAAAGCTATTATGGATTTAGGTATGACAGATGTTGCAAGAGAAGCGGCAACCTCTACTAAAACTATTGAAGGTGCAGTAGGGAATATGCAAGCAGGTATTGTCACGAAGATTAATGAAATAATAGATGCCATTGGTAAGGATAAGATCACTGGAATTATAAATAGTATAGGTGAATTTGTAACTGGTGGACTTGAAGTATTAAAAGTAGTAATACCACCTATTGTTAGCGGGATAACTAGTTTATTCAGGGTGTTAGGTGATAATAAAGCCATTGTGGTTGCTTTAACTGGTGCATTCATCGGGTTTAGAACAGCTTTAATGATAACTACCGCTATTGAATCGGCAAGAGCAGCGTTGACAGCTTTTAAAACAGCACAACAAGCGGCAACAATAGGTCAAGCGGCTTTAAATGCGGTTATGGCAATTAATCCATTTGTACTTATAGTTGCAGCAATCACAGCGTTAGTCGCTTTAATTATCTATCTATGGAATACTAACGAAGGTTTTAGAAATGCAGTTATAGCTATATGGAATGCTATCAAACAAGCATTTATTACAGCTTGGGAAGCGATAAAAACAGCGTGGAGTGCTTGCGGTACATTCTTTAGCACATTGTGGGAAGGATTAAAAACTGGAGTACAAACCGTGGTTCAGTGGATAGTTGATAAATGGAATAGTGCAGTAGCTTTATTACAGGCAGTATGGACAGCTATTTCGGCGGCTGCTACATTTGCATGGAATTATATTGTTGGTGCTATTTCTGCAGTAGTTCAACCGTTTATAGACAGCTTTATAAATTCATGGAATATCTTAAAAGAAGGTCTTTCAGCCGTTTGGGAAGGTGTCAAGATGGTAATTCAAGGTGCTTGGGAATTTATTAAAGCTATTGTGTTAGGAGCGGTACTAATCGTAATTGATTTAGTAACAGGTAACTTCACAAAACTTAAAGATGATTTACAAATGATTTGGGACGCTATTAAAGCGGCGGTTCAAATGGTTTGGGAAGGTATTAAGTTTATTATTACAGCTATAATCGGAGTAACTGTAGCATTGATTAAAAATGCTTGGGAAGGACTAAAAACAGCATTAGAAGCTATTTGGAATTTCCTAAAAACTACAGCTTCAACAGTGTGGAATGCATTAAAAACAGTTGTAGTGACAATTGTGACTGGACTAGTTAACGGAATAAAAGCGTTGTGGGAAGGATTCAAATCTTTCTTTACAACTTTAATAAATACTGTTAAAAGTATTGCAGTAAATACATGGAATGCTATTAAGTCAAGTGTAACTAGTATTATTCAAGGGCTGGTTAATGCAGCTCAAAACGCTTGGAATACTTTTAAAAACGGTGTTCAAAGTTTAGTAAGTAGAGTTACAAATATCTTTAATACGCTTAGAAATATCAATTTAGCAGACATTGGACGTGCTATCATGAATGGATTTTTAAATGGATTAAAATCTGCTTGGGAAAGAGTAAAAGGTTTTGTTAGCGGTATTGCTGGATGGATTAGAGACCATAAAGGACCGATTGAATACGATAGACGTTTATTAATCCCTGCTGGTAATGCAATTATGGGCGGACTTAATAGAGGTTTAGATAACGGTTTTGACAAAACTATGGCAAAAGTACAAAGTATTACAGGTGCTATTGAGTCAAGATTTAATATCAATCAAAGTAAAGCTTTAAACGTTGAAAATACTATTAGTTCACAACCTATGGTAATTACATTCAAATTAGGTAATAAGGACTTTAGAGCCTTTGTGAGTGATATTAATCAAGTAAACGGTGAAGCAATACAACTAGAAGAAGTTTATTCAATTTAGGAGGAGTGTAAATGTACAATTTTATTAATACTAATGAAATAGGAGAGCAATTACACTCTTCTATTCAAACTATATTTAACGGTGTAAATATAGATACAGATTTAGAAGGTTTTCGAACGTTAGCGGTAAGTGGTCGAGGTTTGTTAAGCAAGAATATAAACTCAACTGATATACCAGGAACGGACGGAAAGTATTTTTTATATGGCAATTTAGAAGTCAGAGCTATTGTAGTTAAATTCCAGTTAAAGGCAACGACTAATGAAGAGTTTAGACAGAAATTCAATAGACTAAATATGTTATTACAAACTGATGAACCGAAGATATTAAAATTTACAGATGAACCAGATTATTCATATAAAGCTATCTTGCAAAAAGGTAATGACATAGAAGAAACATCAAACAGTGTTGTATCAACATTTACTTTCCTGTGTTTAGATCCTTACAAATATAAAGAGACTGACAAAGATACAGGAGTAAACAATGTGACTATAACTAAACTACCTAACAACAAAAATGAATTCACACCAGAACTAATTAAGGTGATTGTAAATAGCGTTAGCGATAAGATTATCATTAAAAATCAAACCACTACTAAAAAAATAATAATTAATAATTCATTTGCCGTTGGTGATGTGCTTGAGATTGATTTGAACAAAGATTATCCGTTGAAATTAAATGCAATGGTAAGAAGTGAATTAATTGATTTTGTTGAGAGTGACTTTGATTTTACAGTTAAACAAGGTGATGTTATCACTTGCAGTAATAGTAGAGTGTTAGAAGTTCATACGAAAGAGAGGATGTATTAATGAAATTATTTCTGTTTAATAACGATGAAAAGCTAATAGGTACAGTAAGCCCGTTAGAAGGAATTCAGAACGAAGAAATAAATAAAATTCAAACTATAGAATGTACAGTTGTGTATTCTGAATTAATAGAGAAAGCCTCTTATATAGGTCATAAAGATTATTCTGACAATAGAATATTCCATCTTTATAAAATAGACCATGTAACAAAAACTAGCACTACAGATGTAAAAATCGTTGGTGTACATACATTTTTCGACGATATGGAAAGTGATGGATATGTTAAAGACTTCAGACCAACTAATAGAGAATTAGTAGGAGTACTGACAACTATTTTAGATGGTTCACGTTGGCAACTAGGTACAATAAATATCCAACGAAGATATACAGGGAATTTCTACTATATGACACGTAAGGAAGCAATAAGCAAACTAATTGAAGCAACGCAAATTGAGATAAAACCACGATTAGAATTTAGTCGAGGTAAAATCACAGGTAGGTATTTAGATGTGTTCACTAGACTAGGAGCAAGAAACGGTAAAGTATTTGTTCACGGTAGGGACTTATTAACAGTTAGTGAGAAGAAGTCACAAGGTGCGATTTATACAGCCGTTGTGGGTCGTGGTAAAGGTGAAGAGACTGACACAGGGGGGTATGGTCGTAGAATATCATTTAAAGATGTTGAGTGGAGAAGAACAAGCGGTCAACCTGTTGATAAACCAGTAGGACAAGAGTACGTAGAAATACCTGCTATGACTAGATTATATGGTTTTGAAAAAGGTACTAAACCACGTATTAAAATCGTTGAATTTCAAGATGAAACAGATAAAGAAAAACTATTAAGGCTTTCTTATGAGTGGCTTGAAAAAAATAGTAGGATGCAAGTAGAGTATAGTGCTAAAGTTTTAAATGTTGGTAATCTTGAATTAGGTGATACTGTTGGGATATTTAATCCTAAACTAGGAATTAAGTATGAAACAAGAGTATTTAAAGTTAAAAGGAATTTAGTAGACAATAAACTAACTGAATTTGGAATAGGTGATAAGGTTACTACATCTCCGTTTAGTAGAACTATTGAATTAGCTAAAGAGATGAAGAACTTTCAAGATGACACAGTATATTGGCTAGATAAGATAAGAGAAAGACTATCTGATAAGTTAATTAATGAAGATGGTTATAACTACGATTTAAAAGCTGATAATGAATATAAAGTACCTGCTGGTTACTATTCATTCGATAAACCTATTGATCAAAATCCAACTAAAGTAGTATATATGGGAGCTGGTAAGATAGCTATAGCTAACAGTAAGAAACCTACTGGAGAGTGGAACTGGAAAACATTCCTTGATGGTAACGGTGCAACATTAGATTTAATTAATACAGGTGTGTTAAGAGCAGGTCGTATTCAATCTGCTGACGGTCGCAGTTACTGGGATTTAGACACAGGAGAATTCCATATGGAACAAAGTGCCATTAATGAAGCGGTAAAAACAGTCGTAAATGGCAAGGTTCAAGAAATAGTAGGAGAAGTCAAGAAAAACTTACCTACTAAAGAAGAGCTTAAAGGTAAGAGTTCCTACATCCATAAAAAATACAGTGACTACCCCGACGGTAGAGAGATGAGTGACAATTCAACACTAAAATATATCGGAATATACACTGGTGACAAACAACAAGCACCAACTAATGCTAGTGAGTATAGCTGGACTAAGATTAAGTCAGACGGTAAACTGTACAAAGCTTATTCAAACAGCTTAAACGGTATTGATTTTACACTGGTTGAACCCGATGAAAATGCTAAGTTACTTGCTAAAAACAGACCACGTGTAAATATCGTTAACGACAATGATATTAGTGATATTTGGCAGGCGAATATGTTTTTAAGCTTACAACCTAACACTAAATATACTCTGACAGCACGCGCTAAAGGAAATAGCAATAAGTTGTGGGCTTACTTTAGAAATAATAAAACTGGTGAAGAATATAGTTGGGGGCAATTGGAGTTCAGAGAGTTGGAAACTAAGTCAATCACATTCACAACTACTGAAGATGTTGACGATGTGCTATTTAAGTTTGTGTTAGTGCCAGAAGATGAAGACTGGACAGGTGTTCAGATTGACTGGTTCACTATTCACGAGCGATTTAAGAGATATCGGGATTTTCCAACTGATGAACCAGCACAGTACCATAAGTATCGTTATTTCGGTTATGTGTTTAAAGAAAATACACCTGTAGCAAGTGATTTTGAATGGTTTGACTTACAACAAACATCTATTACAAATGATAAATACACACACATTGTTTATTCAGATAATGCTGATGGAAGTAATTTCGGTCGTGAACCTAAGAAGTACATGGGAGTCGCAAGGACTACATCTCCAACACAACCGACAGATAAGACTGCTTATAAGTGGTTTAAGGTCAAGGGGGAAGATGGAGAAAAAGGTAGAGATGGTGCTGATGGGAAGTCTTATGCTAGAAACTACCTAAGCGGAACGTCTGATGAAAAAGTATTGTTAGCTATTAATGATAACTTTGACGTTCAAGAAGCTTTCAAACTTGTTGATAATAAGAACTTTAGAGACTTAGGTTTTAAAAATGGTGATAAAGTAACATTCATAGCTGATTATGAAGTATTAACCAATGGAAGCAATAAGAAAATAAGTAAATTAAATTTTGAATGGCATGACGATACAAAATATCGTGTGTGGATGTCACAAGATGTCAATCCTACAAAAGGAACATATGTAAGAACATTAACAATGAACAATGATTTGTTAGATTGTAAACGAGCTAGATTTAGAGCTGATAATGTTAACGCTAAAATTAAAATCACAAATGCTAGAGTAATTCAAGGTGACACAGTTCAACCTTGGAGTATAGCACAGGAAGACCTACAAGCACACAGTTTGACAGCTAACTTACGTTTTGAAGGAACATATATAAATAACATTACAAATAATGTTAGACCTTATTTAGATGTGTTTTACGACGGTCAAAAGGTAAGTAGTGGATTTAACGCACAGGTGAAATATAAAGGTGGTAACAGGACGGACTGGAGTGGATTTTGGAACGTTAACTTTGACAGCAACGGAAGAATTACTAACCTTGACTGGGGCAATAGAGAACAGAACGGTACACCTCTAGAAGTAATTGTGTTAGTTACTTACAAAGACTCAAATACTATTGCTAATGCTAGACTTGACAACTTACCCGACCCAACAGAAATTAAAGAAATAACTAAGAAATACAAGACTTTTGAAAGTACGATTGATAGATTTAACTCAACTATAGGTGAAGTTAAACAGCAAGTATTAGCTAATGAAGAGAAACGTAATTTGGTACTCGGGAGTAGGATGATATCTGAGAGCGATTACAATAAAATAGGTGGTAGTATCGACCTTACTTTACAACAAGCCTATGAGGGATTACCGTATTTAAGTTTACAACAAAATGGAAAAACTTCAAGAGTTTGGCAAGGTGTTGGATTTAACTTATCTATTAACCGAATAAATAAGGGTGAAACTTATTCGATTAAAATACCTATATTTATAAGTGACACAATACGACCGGATGAAGGAGCCTATCTTGAGATTAAAAATCATGATACTGGCGAGATATTGTGGCAATCTAAGTTAGATAAAAATACATACCCTATAGGTGTTTGGCATACACACGAATATACATTTACCGCTTCAAAAGATATGAAAATATCTAAAAATTCATTTTGGATATATATCGTCAAAAACGGATTTCTAGCATTTGCAAAACCTTACATGTGTGCAGGAAGTAGCTTACCTAAGAATTACTCTCCAGCTCCAGAGGATGTATATTTAATCAATGAGAGAGTGGAGAGTAAGATTTTACAAATAAAAAACGAGATTAATTTAGCAGTAGAGGAGAACATCAAGCGGGCAACCATTCCAACTGACAACTTATACTTATCAGAGTATGGGGGTGCATCTGACAAATATTTCGAGACTAGAGAAAATTTAAAAGCGAATGAGTTTTACACTTTTGTATTCAATGCAAATGGAACGAGCGAAACTGCAACAGGTAGAATTTACAAGGGCATAAATAGGATTGGAGAAAGTAATTTCAGAATCTCGATTAATAACGGACTAAATGCCTTTTTAGTCAAATATCCATCCGAAAGATCAAAGGGTGAAGGGATAAATTTGGACAATATTCCAAATGGTGTGAATATTTCAGATGTGAAAATTTTTAAAGGTAATTTCTTGTCTTATTTTAAGGAAGACGTCACAAAAGCAGAAATTAAAATATTAAAAAATAAAATTGAAAACGCAGTAACAGAAGGGGACTTTGGTACCAAATTAACTCAAAATGCTAACTCATTAAGATTAGCGTGGAACAATATTTCTGAGTATGTCCAGTTTGAAAACGGAGGACTAAATATATATAACGGAGAAATTAGCGAATATCAATTGCGAAGTAGGTTCGACCAAGACGGGAATACGTTCTATCGCAACGGCTATACGGTCGGATATATCGGTACAGTAGCTTTGAAAGACCGTTCTAACGACTACGGATTAATATTCAATTTAGAACACAATGCAACCTATATGGGATGGGCTTACCGCACAAAAAATAACGATAATCCAGATTTAATATGGTATTACACGCGAAAATCAATAAGTGCTTACACAGAGGCTAATACTCTTAATGCCGGTTGTGATTTGAATATGCAAAATAATAAATTGAAAAATACACAAATCTTAAATTCAAGTTTTAGTGATTCAACCGCTACTAGCACATCTCTTAAATTTACTGATGGACAAACTGTAACATCTGGATGGTTTGTTCTGCCGACAAGCATCGATGATGATGGAAATGTAAGAGGTTGGGCGGATAAATGTTTCTTAGCATTCAGAAACGGAATTTTAGTTAACTATAGTTTGCCATAGGAGGAGAAAAAATGGAAACAATGCCAATAGAAGCAAAAATCGCTAATGTAAAAGGCGATATTAAAAAATTTATAGAAGTAACAGCGAGAGATTTTGGACTACCGCCATTCTTAATGGTTGGGGTAATTGCTGACATACTGCAAGATTGGAAAAGCAAGGAATTAGTTCAAGTCAACGATGCTTACAATGAAATAATAAAGACAGTTAACGAACAAATAGCGAAAGGGGGCGTAAAAGATGTGGAAGGTAATCTTTAAAGATAGAATTTTTAACACCAACGGAACAGTAGAGAAGACTAGGGTTCAAATTCAAGAAGAACAATCAAGCATCACTAAAATATTAAATGGTGATTTGGCAAGTGAAACCGACGAAACCTTAATTCATTTGACGCTTGAACAGTTCTATCAAGATACATTCCCTAATCGTGCTGAGAACGAACGATTTGCTAAAGTTGATGAAAAACTAATAGTGCTGGACACTAAACTAGCTGAAATGGATAAGATGAAAAAAGAACTAGAAATTACACAAGGTTCACTAATGGATTTAATCACACAAATGAGTGGAAGTTTGGAGGCTGAAAAACATGAAGATAATTCACAAACTAAAAATACAAGTGAAGGAGGTGACAGTAATGATGGCAATGCTATTCGCAATTAACATAGCAAAAGGTAGACGCACGTTTGCACAAGTACCTAAATTCCTTAAAGATAAAGTCAGAGAATGCTTAATCGATATGGATTTAGAACATTTAGCAAAAGAGGGGGCTTAAAGCCCTCTTTTATTTTGCAAAGAAAGGAGTTAATTAATGGAAATAACTTTACCCGAATTAGCAGAACGCTACTACCATTTAGTTAAAGATGTGTACATCCATGCTTTTACACTAATGGTATTTCTTGATGTGATAACAGGTGTAGCAAAGGCTTGGGTTACTAAAAGTTTAAACTCAACAATAAATAGACGTGGGTTGATTGAACATATCATAGTTTGTGTGATGTGTATAACGGTATATCCATATCTACTATATTTAGGATTTAACGAGATAGCAACAGCTTTCTTGTTATTTTTTACATTAAGCTACTGTCTAAGTTTAATTGAAAATCTAAGTGCTTTAGGAGTACCATTTCCAACAGGTATTCGTAAAAGGCTTGAGAAGTTAAGAGATGAATTAGACGGTAAGGAGTGATAAGATGAAAAAATTAATTAAAATAGATTTTGATAACACAACTAGAGAAAGAAAGACTGAAGATAGCTATTCAGAGTTATACTCTTATGACAAAAATAACGGATCATTTGAGTTTGAGATTTTAAATGACACACTAACAACTGAACAAGTTACAGCTTTGTTTAAATTTACAGAAAGTAATAAAGTATGGAAGACTACTGGAACGGTAGAAGGAAATAAAGTACATGTGACTTTTGATACTACTTTAATTACTCAAAATGAAACGGTAATTTGTTACTTATATTTTGATGAAGAACAAAGAACATCTGACACATTCAGATTTAAGTTTAAAGTAAAAGTATCTGAAATTCATAAAATGAGTCGATATGAAGTTAAAGAAAGATTTATCAACAACACTGTTATTGTCGATAGATTAGATGTTGTGACAAAAGAAGAACTAAAAGAAGCGTTAAAAAATGTTGGTGGAATAGCAACAGAAGGACTATTAACAGAGGTTAAGGCTGAAGAATTGTACGCTAAGAAGTCAGAAACGATAGATAATACTAATTTTGAGTTAGTTAAGAACAGAGTACTAGCATTAGAACTTAAGACTGATAAGGATACAGTATATGACGATAGCGAGGTTAAAGAAAGACTTACAACGCTTGAGAATAAACCTCCTGTAGACTTATCTAATTATGCTACTAAAGATGAACTAAGAAATGTTAGTGGTAGTCAACCATTAGCTGACAACCTTGTGACTAAAGAGGAGCTAGAGAACAAACATTACATTTCTGATGTGAGTAATTTAGCTACTAAAGAGGAGTTAAACGAAGTTAGGAACAGTCAACCAACAGTTGATGCTTCAAACCTTGTTACTAGAGATGAATTAGAGGCTAAAGGATATGTAAAAGATTTATCTGAATATGCTAAGAAATCAGAATTATATAACGATAGCGATTTAAAAGCACGTGTTGAGGTTTTAGAGCAAAAGACTGACAAAGACACCGTTTATGACGATACACCGCTTAAAGAGCGTGTAACAGCACTTGAGAGCAAAGCTATCGAGGGTGGAGCATATGACGATAGCGATTTAAGAAATCGTGTTGTAGCGTTGGAAAGCAAAGAAGATAAAGATACTAAATATGACGATACAGAAGTAAAAAGACGACTTACTGAACTTGAAAGTAAGCCTGTTGTTGATACTTCTGTTTTTATTACCGAAGAAAAGTTAAATGAGAAAGGATATCTCACTCAACATCAATCTTTAGAAAATGTAGTAACTAAGGAAGAGTTAGAAAGTAAAGGTTATTTAACAACACATCAAGATATTAGTAATTTAGCAACTAAAGAAGAATTAGCTAAGGCAGTTACTAAAGATGAATTAGAAGCTAAACATTATGTGACTGAAGAAGAATTAAATAACAAAGCTTACCTAACTTCACATCAAGACTTATCTAACTATGCTTTAAAATCAGAAATACCGCAACCATACAACGATAGTACACTAAACGAACGTGTTACAGCGTTAGAAAGTAAAGCAATTGAGGGCGGTGCATATGATGACTCAGATTTAAGAAATAGAGTAGTAGCTTTAGAAGGTAAGGAAGATAAAGATACTAAATATGATGACACAGATTTAAGAAATCGTGTTACTAATTTAGAGAACAAACCTAATGTGGACTTAACAAACTACGTTACTAGCGAACAATTAGAAAATAAGCACTATTTAACACAACATCAATCTCTTGATAATCTAGTGACTAAAGAAGAACTTAACAGTAAAGGTTATATTACTGAAGAAACGTTAAATACTAAAGGATACCTAACTGAACATCAAAATATATCTCATTTAGTGACTAAAGATGAATTAGAAACTAAAGGATATTTAACTCAACATCAATCATTAGAAGAGTACGCTAAAAAATCAGAATTATATAACGATACTGAAGTAAAACAACGATTAACAACGTTAGAAAACAAACCTAACATTGACACATCAAACTTTGTCACTAATGAACAATTAGAAGGTAAACATTACTTAACCGAACACCAACCACTAACACACCTTGCAACAACTAGCGATTTAGAAGCATTAAGAAATGTTGCCATTAGTAAGTCAGAGTTAAGCAAAAAAGTTGATGCGACTGAGTATAATTCTTTCAAAGATAGTGTTGTTACAAAAACTGAACTTACTGAGAAAGGATATTTAACAGAACATCAGAATTTAGATGGATATGCTAAAAAGTCAGAATTAGGAACTTTAAATCAAACATTGTCGCTTACAAATGGAGTGTTAAGCATTAGTGGTGGGAATAGCGTTGCACTACCTGCTAGTCAATATGAAATCCACGGAACTGGAATGCCGAACGGTGTAGTAGAAGCTGAAATTGGTACAACTTACATTGATAAAAATAAAACTAACGGAGCATTCAAATGGATTAAGACTACTAACGGCGGAAATCAGGGGTGGGAAGTGTTAACTGGAGATACTGGCTGGCGAACGCTTAACTCAACTTCAAAATTAACTGTTGAGGGTAGAACTTCAACGATTAAAATAAGACGTGTTAACAACTTAGTGACTTACAATTTTGGAGGGCTTCAATGGGGCTGGTTTGGAATAGTCAGACGTGGTGGAGCAGGACACGTGCAACATAAAAGTAGTGGTGAAAGAGGAACTAAAGTATTACCTGTTGATGGAATTCCTCCAGGATTCAGAAGTGAAGCGTCATTAGTTGGTGGTACATACGACGATAAAGGAAGACCTTACGGTGTTTGGTATTTAGGAGGTGTAAATGACTCAAATTACATTCAGTTCACATTTAACGACCCTATTCCAACAGATAGAGATATTGGAGATATAAGAGTAAGTGCAGTATCTTATTTAACATCCGAACCATGGCCTACACAATTACCATAAAGGAGGTGAAACATATGGAACAATTACAACCAATACTATTAACATTAATCGTGTTCGGACTTAACCTATTAGGTAAGTTTTTAAAAGAGTGGAAACCATTCCCGACAGAACTTATCCCTCAAGTATTAGGAGTACTCGGGGGACTTATAGGTTGGGCGGTCTTTAAAGATACTAACGCAGTACTTTTAGGACTTGCAAGTGTGGGAACACATCAAGTGGTTAAGCAGTCTAGAAACAACGATAACGTTGATAATTCAGAGAAATAATGATATAATTTAAATATCAATCCCCTTGTACCTATATAGGCAGTTACGCACTGACACAGGGGTTCTTTTTGTAGGCGTCAACGAAGAGTTGAGAAAAACGCAGAAAAGTTGAGAAAAACGTAGAAGACTAGGTTTATAATCTAGTCTTTTTATATTAATTAAACAATACGGAGGATAAAAACAATGGCAGAAATTTATAGCGACTATTTTCAAAACGGAGTATTCTTTACTCCACCTAAAAACGATATACTAGGGGTAGAAAAATAATAGTTTCCATGATACAATATACCTATATAATGATGATGGAGGAATAATGATGAAATGGAAGCCTATTAAAGATTTTGAAGATAGATATTTAGTTAGTGATACTGGTTTAATTAAAGCCGTAGAAAGAAAAATTTTAAATAAATTAACGGGCAGAATAAATATTAAGCCAGAAATCATACTGAAACCTAATACCGTTGCATTTGGATATCAACAAGTTACATTATACAAAGAAAATGTTAGATCAAGTAAATATGTACATGTTTTAGTAATGCAAGCTTTTGTTGGTGAAAAAACTAAAGGGTATGAAATCAATCATAAAGATGAAGATAAATGTAATAATAGACTTGATAATCTAGAATATATAACAAGTATTGAAAACAATAATTATGGAACTAGAATACAACGTCAAATAGAAAAAGCAACGAATGGGAAAAAGTCGAAAGCTATAGTAGGTACACACATTATTACTGGTGAAAAAGTTAAATTCCCGTCAATTTCAGAAGCGAAAAGACAAGGGTATGGAAATCACATATCAGATGTAATTCATGGGAAAAGAACACATTGTAAAGGTTTTAAATGGGAACTATTAGTAGCCCCGTTAGATAAGTGATTATCTAACGCTAGAGGTTAATTGCTTTGAAGAAGCTGAAGCTTATATTACTACAACGTAACTAGAAATGGTAAGCGTGAATGTTTAAAAAAATATAAGATTGCTTTGTTTAGCAGCGAAATTCCTAAGTCAATTGATAAGGAAAACGTTCAACGACTATCCTTTTGCGAAGGAGTAAAACCGCAAGCTATTGGCGGAAGAAAAATCTCTATCTTATTTAAAAAAATAAGAACAACATATAGTCTGAACACGTTCTGTAATGGAAGTGTACGGAAATAACCGTAGAAATAAAAGTAGCGTTTTATTTTAAACAAATTGTAGTAATTCATAATGATGGAGGATCTCTATCGGCTAGACAATATGATGGCTTTTTAGTCGACAGAGTGAACAATGGAACGCTTGACAGAGGATTCGCAGCCTACTATGTAGACCGTAACGACATCTACGTATTCCAACCATCTAACCATCAAGAATGGCACACAGCGAACTGGTACGGAAATACTAATTTTATAGGATTTGAAGTGTGTCAATCAATGTCCGCTTCTGACAGTGATTTTCTAGCTAATGAAGACGCAACGCTATTATTAGCTGGTCAAGTACTTCAAAGTTACGGCTTACCTATCAATGAAGATACAGTTAAATTACACCACGAATTTAGTGCAACGGATTGCCCTCATAGAAGTATGGAATTACACGGTAACGGTGGAGCATATAACGGAGCAGGAACTGAAGCCTGTCGACAATATTTCATCAATCGAATTAAGCAACTATTAGCTGGAGACGTTACTGAACCTCCAGTAGTAGAGAAAAGCATTTTAGATGAAGATGTAGAACTAGCTAAAAGAGATGAACCATATTACGAAGCAACAGTAAGCATTGATTACATATTAGAAAGTCAACCAACAGAAGATAGCGAGGATAAAGAATTTGTCCCAGCTGGCACTAGAGTACGAGTCTATGAGAAAAAAGGCGGTTGGAGTAGAGTTAACTACAAAGACAGTGATCAGTGGATTGAAGATAAATATTTAACGGAAGTTGAAGTATTTTAATGTTTTAGCCCTTACTTAATAAGTAGGGGCTTATTTTTTATGCAATTTTTTAAAAAATTTTAAAATATCTATTGACGATATAACGTATACGTTATATAATTAAAGTACATTAAAGAAAGAGGTAAAAAAATCATGAGAGAATTAACTAAAGAAGAATTATTAAGACAAGTGGAACTAAAAGAATATACAATAATTAAAACAAATAGATATGGAAGTGTTACATATACTTTTAAAATAACTGAAAATAACGAAGGCGTGAATTTAGAAATATCTTCTCTAGCACAATTAAGTTATATATGTAGTGATGAAACTTATACCTTTTCTGTTGATATCAAAGGGAACAATGAAGAATATAGTAATTCTATATATGGTTCTTCAGATGCTCAAAAAGTTTATGATTTCTTACATGAATTAAAATTAAACTTTTACGGAGTAATTAGAAGTTTTGATAATGGAGTAAAAACTGACAACAAAAACTATAATTCAATGGTAGTACCTTTCGAATTTAGAGAAGCACAAACTTTAAGATTTTACAAAGTGGTAGATAGAGAGGATTTAGAAAAAATCTTAAAAGAAGGAATTTTACCTATTTCAAAAACTGGGAATGATAACTGGGAAGGTAATAGAAGAGCTGATAATTCAACAGAAGTTGTTTATCTATTCAAACCATTAACAGATCAATTAAATTTCACTCAATACGGAGATGTTCTTCTTGAAGTTGAAACAACAGCTTATAGAAATGAAATCTTACCTGATGACAGAAATCGTGGTAAATATGAGGAATTTATAACATATGAGGTTAAACCAGAAGAAATCAAGGGGGTAAAATATTTAAATGAGTAAGGTATCTGAGGCACAAAAGAAAGCGTCTAGGAAGTATGAAGAACTTAACAGAGAACAAACAAGAATTAATAATTATAGGCGTACAGCTAGGTTATTTGTAAAATCGTATGCTAATGAAGAAGATATGCAAGAACTAATTAAAATTTATAACGAAAATAAAGATAATCGTGTATAATGAAATAGTTAGTAGAATTCAAAATTTCCATAGGAGAGATAGTAGAAAAGCTATCTCTTTTTTATATTTTATGTTACAATACTGTGAGAGGTGATGCATATGAAATATTATATAAGTGATTACGGCAATACTAGAATGAGGAATTTTTTAGTAAGGAACGGTGATGTAAAAGAAGATAATCAAGGTATTTATACTTTAGATCCTATAGATTTCGAAGATTTTCAACAACAATTTGTGAGCTTGCAATATTTTAAAACAATAAATGATTTCGTTGAAGTGTTTGAAACTGAGGAAATGATCTCTGCTGGAAAATATTCTTATGTGATAAGAGTCGTTGAAGATGATGAAGAAAATGTATATAGTTTAGTTTACGAAAGAGAAAACGGAGCAAAAACTGTCACTATAAATGATGTAGTAGAAATAAGAGAAGGTGACATTCTTTGTGGAGATTTTTAAGCACCAAAACAAGAGGCTTTTAATTATGAAAACATCCGTAAAACATCCGTAAATACCCGAATAAAATAAATAAATTTAGTGGAAATTCGTTTTTTAAAGCGTTGATTTTATAGGTTTTTGGGTAAATTTGTAAAAAAATAAGCACCCGAGTTTCCAATCATCTATTAGTATAAAAAAACTTAAATTATTTTGAATTTAATTATGTTAATTTTAAGTAGAATGTAGTAGAATAGTTAGAAGAGATGTTTTATATCTCTCTATCATACAATATAAAATTATTAGAGAATAATTAATAATTTTAAATTACAATTAAATATTTAAAGGAGTGATTTTCATGTTGAAAAAAGTTTTAATTACAATTTCCTTTTTT